CAATTTCGACATCTATCCCCATTGCTCGGATGCGACCGTCATCATCGTCGATAGTATAAAGACCGTTTGGTAGAGTTAGGTCGACTGTTATTTCAGTGGTACCCGGTTGAGTTGTCCTGGTTGTCCATACTTCCGCTGCCGGTGGATCTCCGTAATCCAGACCGGAAAGAAGCTCTACGGACAGCTGTTCTTCATAGACGCTGTTGGGATAAATGTCTCCGATGGTGTCTTTGTAACCGATTTCATATTCGACGTCATCATAGTCGGCCAGGTCGGTTTCGCCTATTTTAAACTCGGACAGCCCATAGTCTCCTAGCCCAATGGCAAAGATCATGCGAAGATAGCTGTCGCTGCCATAATTTTCAGTATACGGTAAGGCAGCGTAGGTGGGGTACATTCGCATTTTACCGAAACATTGTTGAACCGGGCCGTACGGGTTGGCCCGGTTTTTTATGCCAGTGATGGAATAGTATTTTTCATCAGACGAGTTGTCATTTGATTCAGCGGTTGCCGGTGGGATCAACGCGTTGACAGCTAAAGATCCTGCTATCATGACTCCGGCGCTTAATACTCCGGCACCGATTCCCATTGCAGTGGTGGTAACGATTCCTTCACCGATTAAGCCTGCTGCATATGGGGCATAGATTGCCAGGACCATGACACCGATCATAGCAACGATTCGTAGGGCGTCGTCACCAGCCGGGACTACTTTTACGCATACAATTTGGTTTTGTTTCGGGGTTGTCGTCTTCCATTTTGACCGTTCGATCCAGATGTCGTCTACGAAGATATGAGCATCCAGGTGGTTATAAAGTGTCATCCCCGTGGTGTTTAAGATTTGTGAAATTGTAAGTCCAAGAGGGACAACGTGGTCAACTTTGAGATCTGAAAACGGGCGGGGGCAGGAAAATACGTTGATTATGTCGGCGGAATCCGATAATTCGATTTTTCCATGTAAATCTGTCATAGCGTTCAATCACAGCGTTTGAATATCGTTGAGTATGAAGCATTTCATTTTGTGCAATTACAATGCCTGTGTGCCAGGGCTGTCCGCGGACCCGGCAGATAATGAGATCGGGTGGTTGCGGGGTTTTAATCGACGTCCAAATTTTAAGCTCTCGTTCATAAATTTTTTTGATTTTTTTTGCATCCAGTGCGTCCGTGTATTCATTTTCATAGGTCGGCAAATTAATTTTAAATTCGTTTCTGTAAACTAAGCATATTAGCTGCCAGCAATTGTATTCTTCGAATGGCAGACCCACATATTTTTCTACCCAGCCTGGGATCATATCCATAAGCCCGGGAAATTTGCGGGGACGTAGCTTTCACCGGGATAAGGTTCGTTTAAAATATCTTCTGCCTGTAAATCCCCTGTTATCCTGCTTTCGTCGTAATCGACGTTTCTTAATTTAGTTTCAAACGGGCCAGCTTCAATGACAGTCGGACTGCTTGCCAGGACGACTGATATTGATATGTCAGGGGCGCTTGTTATCGCTCTGATTTCATCCATGAGATAACGATCGACGTTGTCGATAGTCAGCTGCACCCGAGATAGCGCTTCGTCATCGTCTGATGGGATCGTTATTTGAAACGGGAACGCTATATATGTGTTTGCTCCCGGGCCCACGACGTCGGTGTAATTATTTACCAGCCGGATGGTGGTGATATCAGCGTGCGTCATCTCCAATAAAATTAGAAATACTTCGGAAGTTTCTTCCGCATTTACCGCTGATCTAAATGTCGCTGATGTGCTTCGTGCCATTTTTAATCCATGATTTCAAGAGCCATGTTGACCATGTACCCCGCGCCTGATGGTGTGTAACTTGGTTCTATGGTGAACCTTAATTCTTTGGCCACCTGGGTGCGGGGGCTGACCCAATCGAATCGTAAGCTTCCCCAGGACAGTGTGCTGGCATAAAAAGTGTCGAATGTGGCCACCTGGCTTGCGGTCATATACTGTGTGACAGTTAACGGTCGGGGGCCGCTGGTGGTTCGTTTGCGCATCTTGGGCGGACCGACTCCCATCGATGACCTGATGATGTTGGCCGGCAGTTTTTCGGAAAATCCCTCTTTTAATACATAATCAGGTAATGATACCGGCCAGGTTGGCATTTTAAGTTCTCCGTCCTGTTCGTTTTAGCATCGGATAGGTTTGTTCCATCGACTTGGCCAGGGGCCCGCCGGTGACGATGTCGTTTCCGATGCTGACAAAAATTTGGCGCTCTCCACCCGGGCCCGTTTGTTCTCGTTGAGATGACGGCTGCCCGGTGGTGTTATTTATGATCACATTTACGTTGGACCCGCCGCCGAGCTGGTTTATTTTATTTTTAGGAATAATCGCTTCGCCGCGTTGTAAGATTGCCGGGTATTCGTCGGCCGCAAGCCCGCTGTGGAATCGTGGTAACGATCCTGCGGGAAAAGATCCGGTATGCTTAAGTCTGAGTCCCATTGATTCGACGCCGGAGAGTCCGCCTTCTCCCCCTGCCCCCGCGCCCCCTCCGGTGGGCATAAAACCAGAAATAATTGTATTGAAAAATCCGCTGATCGCCGGTCGTGCAGCTGCTTTGATTATGTCGTTTAAAAGATCGCCCAGCGCGTTTCTAATCGATTTTAAAGCTCCCACACCAATGTCGGATAATGAGTTGAAGTTGCCTTCCATGACCGCAAAAAAACCTTTGTCCCAGGCCGACTCCATGTCATTTGCAGCCTGGACCCAACGGTTGGAAACATATTCGGCGGTGGCCCCGATGTTTTCGAGTTTTAATATTTTTTGTCCGCGCACAAGGCCGTCGACGAAATTCTCGCTGCCCTTTAAATTTTTGATATTGAGTTTATCCAGCTCGCGGGAATGGAAAAGCTCGGCGTTGGCCTTATCGCCCGTAGCTTCGATGATATAATTTTTGCTTTGCTCGATTAAAGATTTTTCATAGTCCAAGTGATTTTTTGAATACAAATCGATAGTCTGGTATGTTTCGCGCCACTTGGCCAGCCGGTAGGCCATGTTTTCCCGGTCGAGTTGCTCTATATTTTTGTTCATTACTTCAGTGGCCTTGACTCTATCCATACCACTTTCAATCATAATATCTCTTTCTTGTAGATAAAAATCAAGGCGCGTGTCGTAAAGCCGTTGAGTCATAATTTTTGAACTTTTAAAATATGCTTCGTCGATGTCAAGTTCCGCTTTTTTTAATTTTTTGTAATTTTCATATTCTCTTTTCATCAAGATCAACGGCGCCTGGGCCTTTTCTGCCGCGGTGCCGCGTTTAGCGATTCGTTCCTGTTCTTCGGTGACATCGAATTGGAGCATTTCTCTGTAGCCGGGAGTGACCACACCGGTTTGTTTGAAAACATTTTCCATAATTTTGCCCTGGTCTTTTGAGAAACCAAGGGCCGCAGCTCTCATTTGATCGAGGTCGAGATTGAATTGTTTGAGTTCGGCTATCTGTTTGGCAAGAGCGTTTGGAATCAATAAAGACAGGGTCTTTTCGTTGTTTGATATTACGGTAGACTGATCGTCATAATATTTTTCAGTCATTTGCCCGAGTGTGTCTAAGACTTTTTTGTTGGCATCGATTCGTGGTTTTGCAAATTTTTCCCAGTCAGCGCGGGCCGCCGCGTCTTCAAATACTTTTAAAAGCCCGGTTTCTTCTTGTGCGAGTGTTGTTTTTAATGCTTCTATTTGATTTTTGATATCAATGTTGGCCTGTGTTCTCATTCTTGCCGGAGGCAACCCGGTCATACTTAAAAGTTTTGATTGGGCTGTTTTGCCGCGTTGTTCAAGGATTAATGCATCCCATGCTTTTTTAGGATCTTTATATTCTATTCCGTTTACAACAACTAAAAATTCTATCTTCCTTTTAATTGGAACATATGTTCCAGTTTCACTTGGAAGATCTGCAGGGCCGCCGAAGACACCCATATCAGCTTGTGGGCTGCTTCTTACAAACTTATCCCAGGCTGCCCCTAACCCGCTGAAAAATTTACTCCATTCGCCTTGAGATTCAGCCAGCATTGCTGCTTCAACTCTTATACGTGCTATTGATTCTTCTGCCGAGTGGCCCGCTTTTCTTAATGTTGCTAATTTTGATGCTGCTTCGTCGATATTCATAACTCCGGCGAGATCCATTTTTTCGGCGACATCGTATAATTTTGTCAGTTCTTTTTCTGTCCCCTGTACCTGCATATTAAGTGTTTGCCAAGCTTTTTCAGCTCGAATTATTGGGGCGTAAAGTAATCGAATGAATTGCAAGAGTTCCTGGAATACAAATAGTGAAGCCGCGATGCCGGACATGATGATCGAGAATCTACCAAACTTAGTGTTGATAAAACTTTGGTTTTTGTTGATATTTTTTGTGGTCTTATTATGTTGAGCTTCAAGGCCTTTGAATTGTTTTTTGGTGGATGCTACTTTTTCATTTAAAGCCCCGAATTCTTTTCTGGTGTTAACAGTCGTCATTTTTTCATCGACTCCGTCTAATTCACGGAAAAGCCCACTTATTTGTTTTTTTAAAAGGTCGGATCGTGAGACACCTTGGAGATTGGTAAGACTTCGTTTTAGACGGTCAACTTGGCCGGTGGATCGTTCTAATTCCTGTGGTGAGAATTCTCTGGCTACAGCTCGTTTTGCAGTTGTAGAAGCAGCAACCATTGACGTATGTTTTGCCTGGAGAACGTTAGCAGATTTTTCATAGGCTAATGATCTTTTCCAATATATGTCACTGGCTGAAGTTGATTTTTTGAGATTATCTAGACTTCGTTTTTTAAGAAGTGCTAATCTTTTTTCATAATCAAGGTTTTGTTTTTGTTTTCTTGAAGGGTCGTCTGCAAACCAACCGCCGGCTTGGCCTCCCAGTCCAGCCTGTGGTGCCGCGTACCATGCAGCGCCTTTGTTAGTGTTGACGTGTGATAATCCGCTGCGGCCACGTTGTAATCGATTTAATAT